AAAAAAAAACAAAAAACATAAAAAAGACTTGCAAAAGTCTAAGATTTACTTTACAATAATATATATTATGAGACAAACCAAAGGTAGAGCATGAAACAAAATAAGATATTTCAACAGCAAAAAATGACATCACCACGGATGTCAGCATTTGATTTAAGTAGAGAACAAAAACTAACATGCCGAATGGGCGAGTTAGTACCAACCTATTTAGAAGAAGTATTACCCGGAGATCAATTCCGAGTTAAAACAGAATCATTAGTGCGATTCGCACCAATGTTAGCCCCAATAATGCACAGAGTAGATGTATTTATGCATTATTTCTTTATACCAAACAGAATATTATGGAATGATTGGGAAGAATTTATAACAGGCGAACGAGATATAAACAGCAATTTAGCAGAGTTAAAAGTACCAACCTACAATGTTAACTCAAATACGGTAAATGCAAAAAGCAACAATATAGCAACAGACGAAAGAAAACTAGCAGATTACTTAGGATTACCAATTAACAACATAGGAGATGGAATTAGTCAAAATTTATATGTAAGCCAATTACCATTTAGAGCTTATCAACAAGTATATAACGACTATTACAGAGACCAAAACTTCGAAGACGAAGTAGATTACACATCAGTAGCCAATTACGCATCATTACGATACAGAAAATACGAAAAAGATTATTTCACAAGCGCATTACCATGGCCACAACGTAACGCAACGCCAGTAGGAGTACCAATAGATGTAAATTATGCACCTCAATCAATGATTGTAAATACAATTAATAATAATGATGTAACTGGTTTTTATGGATTAAAAACAGCAGGTGTTGGCGCCAATGGTGGAAATATGGCCAATGATTCAAATAATACTCCAGTAAGAGTAGAAAATTTAGAAACATCATTAGATTTTCAGATTAACGAATTAAGAAAAGCCTCTGCTCTTCAACGATGGTTTGAAAAACAAGCATTAGGCGGACACAGATATATAGAAACAATATACTCACACTTTGGAGTAAAAAGCTCAGATAGACGTTTACAACGTGCGGAATACTTAGGAGGCGGTAAAACACCAGTATTAGTATCAGAAGTATTAAACACAAGTGCCACAACAGGACAAGACGGATCATATCAACCACAAGGAACAATGACTGGACACGGCATTAGTTCAGGACAATCAACGGCATTTCAGACACAAGTAGAAGAACATGGATATATCATGGGAATTATGTCAATTATGCCAAAACCCGCATACAGTCAAGGCGTACCAAGACATTTCCTAAGACAAGAAAAATTCGATTATTTCTGGCCAGAATTAGCAAACCTAGGAGAACAAGAAGTTAAAGACGTAGAGATATATGTAGACGATACAAGTATCACAAAAACAGACGCAACAGAAACAGTACCAAGCAATCAAAACGCAATAACATTACCAACATTTGGATATCAACAACGATATGCAGAATACAAGTATGGTCAAAACACAATACACGGAGATTTCAGAGACACATTAGATTACTGGCATATGTCACGACAATTTAGTAGTCAACCAAAACTCAACGAATTATTTCACGAAGTATCACCAGAAGACGATAGCATAACAAACGTATTTGCAGTAACAGCAAAAGTTGACACATGCTGGGTACAACTATACCACGATGTAAAAGCAAGAAGACCTATGCCTTATTTCGCAAATCCAAGCCTAATCTAATAAAACAATGGCAAAACAAGTAAAATACTATTCACATAATCAACCCCAATCGCAAGGATGGGAAACCGATAAACCCTCCATGACAGTCATGGGGGAATCATGGACAATCAGAGAGCTAGTAGATAAATACGCAAGCGGACAAATAGAACCGGACCAAAACGTATCATATTTAGATGTAGAAAACTTTGACGCAATAACTGAAGTATTCAGAAAACATATAGACTTAACAGATCTAGATAACTTTACAAAGCAAATAGAGACACTACAAGCAACAGTAGAAGAGCAATTAGCAGAAGCAAACGAACCTATCACAGAACAAGTAGCAGATTCCGTAGATGAAACAACAGAGGGTGAGGGTTAAACCTCCCCTCTTTATATAGGAGAAAACAATGTCATTTGGACAAAAAATAGGTGGATTTATACAAAAAGTAGCACCTGCATTAGGACCAATAGGTGCAATAGGCGGAGCAATATTACAAAATAGAAGTAATAAAAAATTAGCACAATATAGTTTTAATAAAAATGTAGAGATGTGGAAAATGCAAAACGCATATAACTCACCAAAGCAACAAATGGCTAGATATAATCAAGCAGGACTTAATCCAAACTTAATATATGGAAAAGGTACAGCAGGCAATGCACAAACAATGCCACAATATCAACCACTACCAAATTCAGGAGAAGTATTTGGACAATCAGTAGCAGGATTACAAGGTATTGTAGAAGTAGGTAAGAAAAAACAAGAGTTAGCAATGGCTCAATTAGATGCACAATTTAAAAAAGATACTCTAACAGCAAGAACAGCAGTACAAACATATATAGAACAATTAAAGCGTGTCGAAATGACTCAAGAATTATATGGTATAAGAGGACAACAAGCATATCAGATATTATTTCAACACATGAACGAAAATACATTAATGACACCAGATCAAATGTATAAAGTTATAGCAATAGCAAAAGGAAGTGAAATTGCAATGGGTGCATTAAAGAATCTAGGATTAGGATTTTTACTAAACAAAAAAGTAAAAACAGCAAAAGGATTAAAATTCAAATGACAAACAGAATAATAAATAAGTTTATACAACATTTAATAAACAATATCGATATAGATTTACAACTCACAGAAGAATTTATACAAATATCAATAAAATATATGGGCAAAATAGTAGTCAATAAAAAACTATTATTTAATATAGAAAACTGGATGTTAGAAGAATCACTAAAAAAAAATGGAAACTAAAATATTAGGAAAATACAATGGCTTATAGAAAACGACGTAAAGGATATACAAAACGAGTAAAGTATTACGTAATAGATAGAGGTGGAATAAGACTCTGATGCAATGCCCCACTCCTATTTCAATACGAGATAAGAGTGATGCAAACCCATTAAACAAAGCCAGTAAAAGACTTACTGTTCCATGCGGTAAATGTGGCAACTGCAGACGTGCAAGAAGAAATCAATGGGCGTTCAGATTACAACAAGAACTTAAAGATAGCGAAAATGCTTATTTCATTACTCTTACTTATAGCGATGAGAGACTACCTCAGTTTGTAAATAACGAAACTGGAGAGGTCAAAAGTAACCTACGAAAAGAGGATCTGCAAAAATTCATAAAACGGTTACGTGAACAACAATACAGACAAACCAACCAAAGAAAATTCCGTTATTACGCAGTTGGCGAATATGGTACGGAAACGGATCGCGCTCATTATCATTTCATTGGTTTTAATATTGATAGAATCATTATTGATCAGTTGGATAAGCTCTGGGGACACGGTCACACCCATACTGGAACAGTTAATGAAGGATCTATACTGTATGTAGCAAAATACCATGTAAACAGAAACATGGGACAACAAGAAGAAGAAGGACAAATATCATATTACAATAAGGAACAATTTATAATAGAAGATGGTATAAGACAGAAAGAATTTGCAACAATGTCAAAACGGCCTGCAATAGGTCATGGATACATTAAAAGAAATTACAATTGGCACATAGATAACATGAATAGCTATGTAATACAAAACGGATATAAAAAAGTAATACCCAGATACTACAAAGACAAAATATTCACAGATATAGAAAAAGAAACACTCAAAAATAAAACAGAGAAACAAATGGAGGAGATGTATGAAAAACAAAACGAACAAGCAAAACGAATGGGAATCGATAACGTGGATAAACGCATCTTCGACAATCTTATGGTCGAAGCTAGTAGATACAAGCAAAAAACTAACAAGAAAAATTTATTCTAATGAGAGTTAAATTTAATCCACCAAGAGACTATTGGATAAAAAAATTCAAAAAAGATAATGAAACAAGAAATGACTTCACGGAATATTGTGAACTCCTCTATTCTAGAATGGAGAAGACAACAACGAGCAATGAGGAAACAAGCTCAAAAGATAATTATCAAAGATAAATGGAAATACGACAACATAAAACAACATCGTAACTGGATACGATTAAGTAAACAAAAACCTATAAAGATATATATAATGGATAAACTACAACAAACTATAATAACAAAATACGAAGAGTTAGAACCTAACGAACAAGTAAAATACCTAAAAGAGTCAATATCATGGCACCGTGAGGTAGCCCATTATCATATGTATATGGAGAGAAGCTTCTCGACTCAATTACAAGATCATACCGGACAAAATCCGGAAGAAAACACAGCGGATTCAGCGCCGGCGTTAGCGAAGCAAGCCGAAGCAGAACCGCAGTTAGCGACAGCGACAAAAGCGGAATAAAATGAAGCGTAAAATAAAGCACTAATAATCTACTTGATTATATTAGTGCTTACTGACACGAAGTAGTCAGAAAAAACAAAAAAAAACAAAAAACATAAAAAAGACTTGCAAAAGTCTAAGATTTACTTTACAATAATATATATTATGAGACAAACCAAAGGTAGAGCATGAAACAAAAT